CAGTGCTAGCACAGAGTTCGAACTAGACAACGTTTGTAGTTGTAGAGAAGGTGACTTGGTGTATTACAATTCTGAGGAATGTGGTGGTCAAGGAATCCACAGAACAATAAGTGGTGAAACATATTGTGATGGATACGATAAACGTGTTTATCTCTACAAGCAAGTATCTTATGATGGCGGTGAGACTTGGGAAACTACTGCCACAACATCTTCGTTAGTTGAGAAGAATAGTGAGGATTGTGGTTATGTGCCACCAACTCCACCTAGTGATTGGGATATAACAGCTAAGTTTAATGTAAATAGCACAAGTAGCCCAACAAAAATCGTAAATAGAACAACTGGTTTTAATAAGGTTGAAATAGATGGTGTTGAACAACCAAGTGTTGAAACAGACTATACGTTTAATACTACTGGTGAACATACAGTTAAATTTGCATTGACAGACCCAACAAGTATCAATAATAATGCTTTTCGAGGTTGTGCTAATATGAAAAGTGCTGTTATATCAGATAGTGTAACAAGTATTGGTGATTATGCTTTCGATAGTTGTAGTGGTCTTACAAGTTGTACAATAGGTAATGGCGTTACAAGTATTGGTGATTATGCTTTCTATCAATGTAGTGGTCTTACAAGTTGTACAATAGGCAACAGTGTTACACGTATTGGTGATTATGCTTTCCAATATTGTAGTGGTCTTACAAGTATAACCATCCCTAATAGTGTTACAAATATTGGTAATTATGCTTTCGATAGTTGTCGTGGTCTTACAAGTTGTACTATAGGTAATGGTGTTACAAGTATTGGCAAATATGCTTTCCAAAGTTGTAGCGGTCTTACAAGTATAGACATACCAGATAATGTCACAAGCATTGGCGATAGTATTTTCGATTATTGTTATAAACTTACAAGCGTTACTATTGGTAGTGGGCTTACAAATGTTGGTTTTAGTATTTTCTCTTTTTGTAGCGGTCTTACAAGTGTAAACGTAGATAATAATAATACTGTTTTTGATAGTAGAGATAATTGTAATGCAATAATAGAAACAAACACAAATACACTTGTAGCTGGCTGTAAAAACACAATAATACCTAATAGTGTTACGAGTATTGATAATGGTGCTTTCAATCAGTGTATTAATCTTACAAGTATAACTATACCTAATAGCGTTACAAATATTGGTAGATATGTTTTCGATTTTTGTATTGGTTTAAAAAGATTAAATAGTAATACTGATGGAGAATTTAACATACCAGATAGTGTTACAAGTATTGGAGAGTTTGCATTCAGTCAATGTCGTGATATGAAGACTTGTACCCTTGGTAATAGCGTTAAAAATATTGATTTCCAAGCTTTTTATAATTGTAGCGGTCTTACAAGTATAACTATACCAGATAGTGTTACAAGTATTGGCGATGGCGTTTTTAGAGAGTGTAGAAGTCTTACAAGTATAACTATACCAGATAGTGTTACAAGTATTGGCAAATATGCTTTCAAATATTGTACTAATCTTGAAAGTGTCACATTAGGTAATGGAATTACAAACATTAGTGAACAACTTTTCATTCGTTGTTATAAACTTACAGGTATAACTATACCTGATAGCGTTACAAGTATTGGTGATACTGCTTTCAGTCAGTGTACTAGACTTACAACTTGTGTATTAGGTAATGGCGTTACAAATATCAGTAGTCATGCTTTCAATCAGTGTAGTAGTCTTACAAGTATAACATCTAATGCAGTTACAGCTCCTACAATAACAGCTTATACATTCTATAGCGTAAATACTGGAGGTACATTATATGTTCCTCAAGGAAGTAGTGGTTATGATGTATGGATGGGAACAGGAGATTGTTACTTAGGAAAGTATAATTGGACTAAGGTAGAACAATAATATTAAATAAAAAAGAGTAACTATTCGATTGGTTACTCTTTTTTTTATATTTTATATATGAGTAATATGTATAAACCAAATTACGGAGAGCCAAATTTAGGCAACAACGTCCAGATAGTAGGTGGAGCTAATTTTGGGTCAGAACCATATCTTATAACGATTGGTGATAACACCACAATATCATTCGACTGCGCATTTGTTACACACGATGCAGCAACAAGGGTTATAAGAAATCTACCAGATGGAAATAAAGAAACGGTAATATATGCTCCAATTAACATAGGAAACAATTGTTTTATAGGGTGTAGAACAGTCATTCTTCCAGGTGTTACAATTGGTGATAATTGTATTATCGGAGCTGGAAGCATTGTAAATAAAAATATTCCTTCAAACACAGTTGCAACAGGAGTTCCATGCAAACCAATATGTACATTAGATGAATATAGGGAGAAACATAAGGATGATTTTATGTATATTGTTTCGAAACCATTTGAAGAGAAAAAGAAAATATTGTTAGATAAATTCGGAAAAAAATGAGGAATATATTAGTTACAGGTTGTGCAGGATTTATAGGCACAAATCTTATTGCAAAATTACTTAAAGACAAGAATAATTTCATTGTTGGTGTTGATAATCTCAGCCCATATTATGACGTGAGAATTAAGGATGAGAATATACAATCAAATAGAAACAATCGATTTGAATTCATATTTGCTGACATTACAGATGAATATATGATGAGAACAAGGGTGTTCGACAAATATAAGTTCAATACTGTTATTCATCTTGCAGCACAAGCTGGGGTTGGATATTCAATAGAGCATCCATTGGAGGTGATAGACACCAATATAAAAGGGTTTGACATTGTTATAAGGCTATCACATCAGAATGGCGTTAGTCAATTCATTTACGCCTCTTCCAGCACCGTTTTAGGAGACCATGATGGAATTTATGAACAGAAGTCACCTTATGGCGTTACAAAAGCCACAAATGAGGCTCAGGGGAGAATGTACGCAAAGTTATTTGGTGATATGCAAATAACTGGTCTTCGTCTTTATACCGTCTATGGCGAAAGAATGAGACCAGACCTTGCGATTGCAAAGTTCACCAAGGCAATATATGATGATGAGGAAATTCATATATTCGGTAATGGTAGAATATACAGGGATTTCACATATATTGATGATGTAACAGAGGCATTCAAGGTTGTAATGGAATCAGAGTCAAAACACAATGGAAAGGTATATGATGTCGGAAATGGAAAACCATATAGTCTACTGGAATTGATTGATATTATAAAGAATATATTACATAGGGAAGATTATAATAAACTGATATATGAAGGTGAGAAACCATATGACGCAAAGTTAACAACAGCCTGGGCTAGTGGACTCAGGAATGATTTTGGGTTCTATTGTAAAATTACCATTGAAGAAGGATTAAAAAGATATTGTAATTGGGTAAATATCAAGAAAAAAGAGTGAGATTCGCTTTCTCACTCTTTTTTTCTTATTCAAAATTGAATTCTTTAAATTCCCCCGTCTCTTTCTCTTTTTTCCAAACTCTTTGGTTACTAGAACCTCTAAAAGGCAATGATAGGTCTTTCTTTTCTATCTCAAATTTTCCATCTACAATCCAGTCAGCATACTGTAAAATTTCACTTAAATGTTCCTTTACATGTTCAAAGGTAAAACCTGTGTAAATCCAAATATCCTTCTCAGGGTATTTTTCTTTAAGTTCCTTGGAGAAAGACAATACATCTTTGTAGGAACAAAGCGGGTCTCCCCCTGAGAACGTCACACCTTTCATAAATGGCTTCTCAAGCTCTTCAAAAACCTTTTTCTTATCATCTTCGGTAAACTCTCTGCCACTGTTAAAATCCCAGGTCTCCTGATTATGACACCCTTTGCAGTGGTGTACGCACCCAGACACCCAAATGGTAATTCTGAACCCGACTCCATTCTCCACGTCTGGGTACGTAATGTTATGTATTCTCATAATTAAAATTTCTCTATGTGTTTTACTCTATCTTTAACCTCTTCCTGTTTTCCAAAGTTAAATGCTGTAGTATAGTCACCTGTTAAATATCCAGTAACTCTTCTAAGTCTGCTGATATTCTTGCTACCACAAACTGGACAAGTATCACCCATTTCATCAGTATATCCACATTCATTACACGTGTCATTTGGAACATTGATTGCGAAGTAAGGTATATCTTTATCCATTGCATATTGAACTATCGCCTCAAGTGCTTCAAGGTTGTTCTTTGTAGTACTTGGTAATTCAACATATGTGATACATCCTGCTGTAGAGTAACTTGTTAGTTTTGATTCAATGTCAATCTTCTGGAAAGGACTCATCTTATGCCATACTGGAACGTGCATTGAGTTTGTAAAGTATTCTCTGTCTGACACATTCTCAATAACGCCATACTTATCTCTGAACTTCTTTAAAGCTGTGTGGCAAAGATTCTCTGCTGGAGTGAAGTATACTCCAAAGTTAAGTTTATATTTCTCTTTGTATCCTTTAATCTTCTCACTAAATAAACCCTCAATCTTCTTTGCAAGTTCCATACCTTCATCTGTGGTATGGTCTTTACCAATAAGAACCTGAAGAGTTTCTGCAAGTCCAAGCTGTCCAAGAGCAAGTGTTCCGTGCTTCAATGCTGAACGAATACCTTCCTCAGGAACATATCCTGCCATTGTATTATTCTCCCACATAAACTTAGCTGAAGCAGGAGACTGGCTGCATATCCATTCGAATCTCTCAATAAGCATATCCTTTGCTTCATCAAGCTTTTTCGTAAGTAACTTGAAGAACTCTTTTTCCACAATCTCCTGTAGACTCTCAGAATCACTTATTTCGGTATTTAAAGCCTTCTCCTTGGCTTCCATTGCCAGGGTTGGCATAATTATAGTCACAGGGCAAATATTGCCTCTACCGTCCTTTAATTGACCAAATCCGTTAATATCAAATCCATTGGCGGTTCTACAACCCATTGTGCTAAAATAAGTCTTTGGGTCATTTGGGTCATATCCAGCATTTCCACTCCAGTCACAGTTTGCATAATTAGGATAAAGCCTCTGTGATGTTGATTTCAACGCAAGTTTGAATAAATCATAGTTAGGCTCTCCTTCTTTCCTGTTTACACCACTCATCATCTGAAAAATTCCGCATGGGAAAATAGGGGTTTTCTTAAACTTTCCAACTCCATTTATAGAACCTTCAAGGATTGCCTTGATTACCATTCTACCCTCAGGTAGTGTGCAAGTCCCATAATTGATTGATGTGAATGGTAACTGGTTTCCAGACCTGCTTTGAAGTGTATTTAGGTTATGATACATACCCTCTACTGCCTGCTTAAGTTCCTTTGTGGTCTGGTTTATGGCATATGTATATACATTTCCGCTTGACTTATATTTCTCATCTTCAATTGACATTGTGTCATTAAACTCTTCTATTGGTAGTTTTACCCCTTCAATATATTTTGCCCCACTCTTGAAATGTTTATAGAAAGATTTGCGAACATATGGGACCATTGTCCAATCCAGGTGTGTTGCACTTACTCCACCAAATTGCTGAAGACTCTGTAGCTGGAACAACACTGCAACCAACTGGAATGCTGTGTTAATGCTGTTTGCTGGTCTTACATCTGTCTGCCTAGTGTTGAAGCCATTTGCAAGTAGGTCATCAAATGGAACTGACAGGCAGTTATGCATTCCAGCAGCATAACTATCAAGGTCGTGAATGTAAATCTCGTTATTAAGGTGATTGTTTCTTGACTTTCTAGACATACAGTATTTGAGTGCATAATCCTTCAATACAAGCCTGTTTACTTCACCCATTCTTCCACCAAAGGAATGCTCGTCAACATTTGCATTCTGGTTTTGTATATCAGTAGCAAGAAGCTTCTTTGTAATATCCTTGTAAAGTTTGTCTTTATTCTCCCTTATCAGCTTATGATTGTACCTGTATATAATGTATGCTTTTGCAACTTCCTTGTCAATATCCATAAGGCATTTTTCTACATTGTCCTGGATATCCTCAACATGCACAGTTTCATCTGATTGAATGTTGTAAATTTTTCTCATACAGTCGATTACACTGTAGTCTGCTGGCTTTCCACACGATTCAAATGCCTTCTCTATGGCTCTTTCTATTTTTTGAATTTGGAACAACTCTTCTGTTTTGTCACGTTTAATTACCTGCATAAACAAAAGTTAATTTTTTTAATTAGTTATTTTCATTTTCGGTCAACCTTTTATTGTTTGTTTTTATATCATCGATGCAAAAAATAAATATACCAAATTGTGCAAATATACGTAAAAAAATTGACCATTTTGGAAAAAAAATGGCTACCAAAGTTGTAACCTATTGATAGCCAAGTTCCTCCATTCAAATAAAAAAAATACCACGATTTTTTTATATATTTTCCGTTTTCTTCAACTGCCTCATAATCTCTTCTTGCGTCTTAAGTTGCTCTTCTTTTCTTTTCTCTTTCATTTCGTAGATACTGTTGAGTTCATCCACGTTTTCAGTACTAATCCTACACGTACCATTGTTGAACTCTACACCATTGAACACCTTACCACTCTTGCCTGCTCTGTTCTTCAATATGGCTATTGTTGCCTTGTTGTTTGCAATATCGTCAACAGTTCTGGCAATAGACATAATTACATGAGCAATCTGAGCTTTCTTCACAGAGCCACCAATTTTATCCATTGTTACAAGTTCGAGGTTGATAGAATCCTTAGTACCTTGTGAAGGAATCCAAATGGCTATGTCAAGTTCACCTGCCATTGCCTCGAAGAGTCGCATGGTTTTACCTTCCTTTTCAAACTCATTTGTAATAGATTTATCAGCCTCATGCTCAAGACATTCAAAATAGTCTATGATTACCAGGTCTGGCTTGAATCCTGTGTTAATAAGTTTTTGGATAAACCTCTTTATTTGTCTAGCTGTCTTCTCACCGCTTGGGAATTTTACAATTCTAAGGTTTTTCTCCAATTTCTCCTTGTCTGGGAATTGTTCTATGGTTTTCTTAACCAGTTCGATGTTTTCAGGCTTGGATAGGTCTCTAGCCTCGATTCCTGTAATCCTACCAAGGTGTTTTCTCTGTATTTGCTTGATTCTATCTTCAAATACAATCTGTAGAACCTTGAAACCACTACAAGCTGCATGTGAAGCCATTGCTGTGGTAAGACTGGTTTTACCGAATGAAGTAGGACCGATAATTACACCAAGTTCGCCCTTACCAAGTCCACCTTCAAGCACTTCATCAATCTTATCAATACCTGTTGGAATTGGCGTTCTATAGTCATCTGACAGTGTTTCGTTAATATGGTCAAACAAACCCTCTCCGAAATCATTGTGTACTCCCATAGCCATTGCTTCATTCAGAAGTCCAACACACCTGTCATATTGGTCATCAGCGCCTTTTTCTGCTATTTTGAGTATTTCATTAGCAGTCTTCACAATGTTCTGCTGACGGAAAAACTTCTCAGCCTTTACCCTAGTGCTTTCAACGCCAGAAGAATTAGTTTCCTTTACTTTTTCAAGGACTGCAAGGTATGTCTCTGTCTCTTTCTCAGAATGTGACAAATCCCTTAATTCAATACCAAGTACGTCATAATCTGGTACATTACCATATACGTCATAGTAGTTTTTCATAACCCCAACCAGTGTTTTAAGGTTGGGGTCTGTGAACATATTTTGGTCTATAATTGGGCTTAAGTCTTCGAAGAAAGCGTGGTTAGCCATGAACTCGTGAGCAAGCTTATACTGGAAATCTTCACCAAGATAGCCTAAATTTTCTCTGTTTCTCTGAGCCATTTACCACGACCTCCTATTAAAAATAAAGTGACTTCATGTAATTTTTTGTCTTCTCAGCTACTACACGTCCCCATGCATTCTCAACTCTCTTATTTGCAAGGGCAAGACTGTAGGCATATCTTCTTGGTTTTCCTATTTTTTTGGAAACCTTTATTGTTTCTCCATTTTCATCAGTCTTGGTTGTTGTTTCACTTCCTGGGTAGTAATCTTCTGATGTTGTGTAACCAGTAAGGTATTTGGATGAATCCTTCGGATTAAAGCGACCAGCCTCCTTGATTTCCTCTCTGCTTGGGGAACAAGCCTCACAAATCTTCTTAGTAATCTGAAGCAATACATCTGGCTTATCCAAAATCATTGCTTTTAACACCTCGTGTTCAAAACTAAGTCTTCCTTCATTTGCCTTGAAGAACGCCTCCTTATCGTAGGAGAATGTCTGCCCATCCTTGTTTGTAACCTTCACGTTTTTGTTACTGAGGTCAACCTTTTCACGTATTGGCTTTGGATACGCATACCCATCCCAAATCTTTGTTATTACGTCACGTTTATTGTCCGATACGACGAACTTGAACGTGCAAGCCCAAGGCTCTAGTGGCTGACCAGCAAATTCCTCAAAAGCTTCTGGTTCTTTTGGATTAAAGTAATACCATGTGTATACTCTACTCTTTGATTTCAAGTCATCATCAATTAAGTTAACAATTTCATCAACTTTTTCCTTGAAATCGATAGTACCCATACTACCCTCGATAAAATTGTAAATTCTGAAATTCCTTTTGCAAATGATGTTGTCGTTTACAAAAAGTGTAAACTCGAATCTCTCTTCTTTGTAATCTTTTGTTTCCATTAATAAAATTAATTAAGTTAAACAATCTCTTTTGTTCTCTCGTTTTGTAATGCAAAGATATATAAAAAAAGTTAAAAAAGCAAATTTTCTATTAACAAAATTATAAAAAAATGCAGTCAACAATGACCGCATTCTCTTTATGATATTCTAACATACTCAGACAGAATCTTTTTCATATCGTAGTCCTTAAGTTGATTAATAAACCCTGGTTTATCTCCACATTGTTCCATACCAGCCCAAGGGTGTACATGGTGAAGAATAGCGCCCTTCATAAGTTCAAGTAGTTCTACTAGTTTATCTCCTTTAGGAACTTGATGTAGTCTATCCATTATATTATCCATTTCCTCTTCTTTAACTAATGTATCTCTATCCATTAAGTCATGACTAACTTCAGAATCTCTATTACTCATTATATTAATTCTATTAGCCACTATATTAATAAGACTGTTAGCCATATTCTTTTCACCAGTTGCTATACCCTTTTTATATTTCAATTGTATATATGCTGGGTCAGTACCATTGAATATAACATTACCTACAATACCGTTTTCTACTAACCCAGAACCAGCATCACCTCTTATACCAGCTCTTATATCTACTTCACTTGTCTTTGATTTGTCATCATATTTGAGTATGACATCCTCAGAACCTCTACCAACAACGGCAATGTCACTAGAATCAGGGAATGAACCATTAGTATTGTTATTCCATTCAATTGCTGGCATGGGATTTCTCTCAGAATTTTGTAAAAGGGTTGTGGCATCCTCTGAAGAACAAAACGTATTATATTGTGGCTGCGATATAAGCGGTCCTATGTAATACCTCTGTGCTGAAGAAAATTCACCAGTTTCGTCGGCAATAATTAACACAGCTTCTCCAACCTTAGGGACTACCTGCAATGACTTAGGAAGTAATGGAAAAGCCCAAGGAATAAGCTCATTTATCTTCTGTTTCTGTTTGTCTATATCAAGTTTTGCACGTACTCTAAGTCCATTGGCATAGCCTTTTGAAAATTTGTCTTCAACCTCTATTACCTTTCCTATTTTCATTAAAACCTTACCCATTGCTCAAAACACCCCTTTTTTTAAGTTCCTCATTGGCTTTAATAAACAAGCTATCTAATTCTTGCAAATCGCCAACTAAAGATATTATCTTATCTTTTTTAACGTTATATTCGTTTTCATAACCCATTATCTTCAAGTTTATCTCAGCATTTGATAACTTTGAAAAATCAACTTTCTTTTTCATTATACTACAGTTCCATTAAGTGTTTCATTTCCACAATTAAGGTTAGTACCCATAGCAGGTCCTACCTGAATGTTCAACGTGCCTGGGGCCATACCAACCTGAACAACCGCATCCAATTTCATTGCCCTGAATATTTCCTTTGTTGTTGCAAACGCATGCGCAACTGTAAGGTTAGGACTACCATCAGGCATTGGTCCTGTAGGAATTCCCATCATATTCAAATCTTTCACAATGTTGGATGTTGATGTTATAACAGACAGACCAGGTCTTTTAATTAAAGAACATACCAATAACAACCTAGGTAACTGTTGTGCTGGCGGTCTTGTATCTGAAAAATAATTTTTAATACTCTGGCAAATTTGTGATATACCCATAGTTATTATTTTTTTAACAGTTATTAGTTGATGGTTTATCTCCTGCTCTAGTTGAACTTACATCAATATCAGCATAATCAACAGTATCAAGCTTAGTTTCAAGGTCCTGATTACCAAATCTAAACCATATAAGAGGACAATTCTTAATGATATTATCTATTAATTCAGCATAAGCATCAAGTTTTTCTCTAACGATTATACTACCCATCAATTCAATAATAGGATGTAAGTATTTCATTAGAAGTTTCAATAACTCCTGAATCAACAGGTCACGCACTTCCTTTACAAGTGCGTTTATGATATTCATCATGGCCTTAAGAAGGTCTTCTACTGTAAACTTCTTCCAAGACCCACCCATAAGTCTCTCATTGACTTCAAGAAGCATAAGAACTTTTGGAGACATTACAGCATTAATAAGCGCCATAACAAGATTCTCTATAAGGTCTAGAACAAAAGAAAATTGTACATTGTATTTATCTTCTCCATCACTTCCTTCGCTTACTGTTGCAGCAGCTCTATCAATTGCTCTACTAAGAATTTCCTTCTTTTCATGTAGTTCAGTTGCAGAATCATATTCTTCAAGTATTTTATTAACATCAGTGAAAACACCAGCGTCCCTGGTGACATTACCAAATGCTTGCCTTTTAGCCCTTTTCTGTTCTGCCCTTTTTAATAAATCATCATATTTTGCGTTATCAAAAGAGAAATAACACTCATTTGATTCAGATTCGTCAGTGTTTACAATATTTTTTACAATGCTTACTATTCTTTCCTGTGCTTCCTGTTGTTTCTGAGCAAGTGTAAGATTAATACCAAGCTTGGTGTTTACGAGAGTTTGCAGAAGCGTAGATGCCATAACTTTAGCATCAAATAGCTTCATGCCCATTACATAGTCGTAATTGAACTCATAAACAGTTAGTCCAGGATAACATTCAATAAGATTAGGAATTAACTTTTTGGTGTCTTCAACTTCAACGTTACCAGATTTAACATTTATCTTTATAGTTGCACTACCTATTGTCACTGGTATATAATCATCAATTTTACTACCTTCAGTAGCTGTTAATGGTATTGTATATTTACCATTTGGGTCATAATTACCATTAGCGTCGAATAACAACTTTTTAAATCTCCATACTGGTTCTCCATCTGCTACTGATGGTATATGTATATATGGCTTAGGTAATATTGTGAATCTGAATTTGTTACTTGCAAGCCCACTGATTCTAGAGCCTGCTGATGAATTGTCTATGTATTGAAGATTACATATTGCTTTCTCTTTAGAATAATCCCTTGATTTGTTTTTTGTTTTAACACCAGTGGTCTTGTATTTACCCTTGACATATGTTTTTTCAGGTTTTCCTGCTGCATAACTCCCTATGATATTATCGCCAAGCTGGTCTTTTCTCCTTATGTACCAGTTAACACTAGTAAGGTCATCTGATACTGGAACAATGGTATTACTTACAATATCTCCACTACTGTTTCTTGTAGCGTCAATACACATAGAAAGCACACCTGGTGATTTTGTGGCGTATTTAAATGTGTTGCCTGGAAGAATTGATGATGATTGTATTTCAGATGGATTTATCTTTAACTCTTGCAATAACGTTCCATTTTCTGGTGATACAGTATATTTCCCAAGACCATGTACATCATCACCAAAAGTAGCTCCATCTACATCTACGTTGGAAGGGTTAGGAAATTTTCCCTTGTGCATTACAAACCAAAGAAACGCATCGAAGTCATCAGCTCTTGCAAACTTATAAACATCATCAACACCGTTTTGACCGAAATACATGTCACGTCCAAAATCAGACAGTGGACTTACTGACAATTTATCAAGGAAGTCTATCGATTCTATGTCAATATCAATACCATATTCGTTAGGCGTATTAATATTAGTAATTTCTTTGTGTAACTTTCTATATTTCTCTGGTATTCTTGGGTCTATTGAGCAAGAAACCATGTTCTTCAAGTTTGTAAGAAGAACAGCCTTTACTCCAACCTCAAGAGCTGGTAGTGTATAAATTAAGAAGTCTGTTAGCCATAATTTCAAATCTTCGTATGTTACTCCAGCATGTTCCAAGAGTTTCAGCAAAAACTCCATAGGACTAACTGAGAAAGTAGCAGACAAAGATGGCATGTTAACCATAATCTCCATTATGGTCAACACCTTATCAATCATAGCTTTCGCAGTATCGATGGTTGCCACCGTCTCTGCTTCCATCTTCTTTAAATTAGCCATTATTTCTTATTAAGCTGAATTGTCTTAGTTTTTTCTTGTTCATTGAGTGAATCATCAACAATTTTTCTTATGTCATCAAAATCAAATGACATATTCTTTGCTGCTTCTCCATTTTCAAGAGCGCCTTTAACATCACCATTATGATGATAAATGTCAGTTAGAAGTTTTGCAATATCAAGTTTTTTAGCAATTGCCTTGTCCTTCATTGACATGTAGTCATTAATTGCTTTAGCATATTTTGCCTTAGCGTCCATTGCCTCATCTTGTAGACTAGTAGCAGTGGCTAATTTGTTAATTTCATTCTGTGATTGCACAATTTGTTCATCAGCCAGTCTATATGTCTCTTGCAAAAGGTCTCTTATATTTTGAATATCGTTAAGTTCTATCTTAAGTTTTCCCATAGTTTTTTGTTATAAATAGATTATTTTGGATTTATTCGTTAATAAGTTCCCACTTAACATCATAATATTTTTTCTTATAAATCCTCATGGCATCTCTTATCTCTTTAGTGTTTAGCATAGTGGTTTCTTTAAGGAAAAGAAGAATTGAACTTTTATTAAATTTGTCACTACCCATCTGAGCGAATAACTCCTCCCAGTTTGTCATAAGATTAACCAACGCAGAACCAACTCTCTTCTCGTTCTCATTAAGTTTGAACTTCTCGGCATCATTGAGAATGTTTTGTATATTATCTACTGTAGAACCAGTAAGTTCAGATATAAAAGTCCTGGCAGCATCATTATCATTATAAGAAAATTTCATACTGTCATTTATATTTAATGATTCCTCTGCTGGGTTGTCATATGATGCATTCCTTTTCTGGTTTTTTATAAACTGGTTGATTTTATAATAAAGGTAGTTTTTACATATTGTACCACAATATGAATAAGCCTTATAACCTGATTCTGGTCTAAAACAGGATAATTTTGTCATAAGAAATGATATTGTGTCATCAAATGTTTCCTGGAATTCCTCATCAGGTGGATATAGGTTATATCTCCTAATAATTGATTCTACCATCTTTGTGAATGCTGGTCGAAGTATTGTGTTGTAAATTCTATTTTTCTCTTTTTCATCATTTGTAGTAATGTAATCTACAACAGCTTGTTCCTCACGCTCATAGAAGTAGCCTTTTCTTTCCTTTGAAGGCTTTCTGCCCCTCTTTTTCTTTACTTTTTCTTCAGTTACGCAAACTTCTGACATTTGTGATAATATTTATATTTGTGGGGATATGCCCCAGTTATTATTATTTATACTACTAAATATCACACCAAAGGCAATTCTGCGTAAATTAAACACACTTTCTTTCACATTCCCAAACGAGAATCTTCGTGTGCCTTGTTGATGTACTTAAAAAATGGCATTAACCATCGTAATTAATGCCATTGAAAATAACAAAATAAATATATGCAATAGGTAATGGCAAGTTACTCTTCTTCACTTGTCTCTGGCTTGTATTCTTTCTTCCTATCTTCTTTGTAGTACATTTCCCTTTTTGCAAGGTCAAACCACCACTGTGATTCTTCCTTCGGAACATTTTCCTTATATTGTTCAACAAGTGAACCCTTTCTTCCAAGTGAATGATTATATCCTACCTTAGGAATTACAAATACAATCTTTCCCTTGTTAGTTGCACGTAGAAGCCATTCATACCAGAATGTAATCTTAATTGATGGCTTCAAACCTCCTACTTCGTTCCAGTCTGCTTTATTGAATACAGAGCCAGTAAGATAAAAATCAAAGTAATTCTGTAGACAATCAAGGTCAATGTATCCAATCTCGTTTGAGAATGCACTAGCCCAAGCTGCTTCATTACCGAAGCCAATATACTTGCCATCGTTGAAGTCCGTTATATCCTCAAGGCACATAAATACACTTGTGTTAGGCATAAAGTCAATATATCTCTTAACATTGTCGAGCCAGATTGGTGTATATGTATCATCATACTCAAGAATTGAGAACCATTTAATATCATCACCAAGTTTCTTAACAGCACTATTAACCAGGTCTGCAAAGCTTGTTCCGTCTTCCTCAGATACTACAAGGGTTACACGGTCTGATTTTCCCTTAACCTTAGCTGCTGTAGTACCCTTTGGTACTGAAAGATATATCACAATACCCTCTGGTACTGAATCAATTGCATTATTCAGAAGTTCTATATTATCTTTACCAAATTCATGCATTGGTATTATCACTGCCAGTTCCTTCATATTCTTTGTTAATTTTTTCCTTTAGTTTATCAATGTATTCTGACTTAATATCATCAAAGCCTCTATCATCACCATTGAATCTATTTATTATCATTTCACAAGCTAAAGCACAAGCTTCTGCTTCTGCATCAATCTTAGTCCAGTTAATAATACTGTATATATCATCAACTAATTTTTCTGTGTTTATTTCCTTGCAATAACTGATGAATTTCAAGAAATCAAATAAATCAAGGTTATTCAATTTTACGCTATCTCCTATAGACCCGCAGTATATTCTACGTATCATTGGAAAACCTATTACCTCAAAAGCTTTGTCAAAGTTTTCATTATTCTCATTTTCAGTGAGTAAATAAACAGCCAGTTGTTCCATAGCAACGGCACATCTTTCACTAATTTCACCTTCAATACCTTCGATAAAACCGAACTTCTTCCATCTATCAAGGTAGGTTTCAATCATTTTCTGACCCTTCTCAGTTTTCTTGAAATCTCTATATTTGTGAACTAATATTGATTTATCCAGATAGATATTCTCACCAAGGTATTTTATGAATTCCTTCATTACTCTTCCTCCTGCTTTTTAACTTGTATTAGTAGTTCTTCCATTTCCTTCTTTCTTCTATCAATAACAGATGTTAGATAGTCAACAAATTCCTTCTTTGTATTTTCCCTGGTATAATGTTCTACTGTTTTCTTTGCCTCATCAGCAAGTACTGGTGGAACTTTATCAGTAATCCAAGCACGTACAACACTAGCAATCTGCTTGTGAAGTGTGTCGTAATCACTGAACCATACACAACAGTTTGGTAGCTCCTCTCCATTAGCCCATTCAACTTCCGTGTTAGGAACTTTAACCATAACAAGGCTACCACTCTTCATTGCCTCAAGTGCTGAATACATGAAGCTTGCGTCTTCATCAACAATTATCGTTACAGCATTTTCACGAAGTGCCTTTGCAAACTCCTCCTTTGAAAGATTTCTAAGTTCCTTGAATGATACCCATCTAAGGTGATTATACTTCCAGTAGAAAGGTTTTACAATTTTCTTGATGTCAGACTGGTCTTTTGCAATCACGTTAATAACCATATTCTTAGGGGCAATAGTACTACCAAATATCTTTGAAATGTATGGAGTAACCTTTGTTAACTTTACATATGGGAATACTTCATTAATCTGTGCAGCTTGGTAATCTGAATTGGTAATACCTTCCATAATACCAAAATCACCCCATTGCGCTGCATATGGCATCTGCTCAACAACAAAGTCATAGTTCTGTAGGATAGCAACTCTCTTGCATGGCAATTGCTTTGTCTGATTCATCACCTGTGAGAAAATCTCAGGAATAAAGAGGATATCTGAAGGTGAAGTTCCAACCTCGCCCTTATTAACATTATAATGAGGGAGTTCAGCATATTCTTTACCTAGCCATGATTCAACACCCTCAAACTCATCCTCAGTGTGTAACATAGCCACGTCGTAGCCCTCCTCCTTAGCAATCAAGGCAAGGTTGTAAATATACTCCAGGCTTCCGCTTGGCACTCCCTTTGTATCAATCACGAAGAAATAAACTTTATTTTCTTTCTTATCAATTCTTGAAAGTTCTCTTTCTATATTTTCAATAACTTTCTTATTCTTATCATTCATCGCTATCCTGTTTTGGGTCTTTTATTAGTTCATATGCCTCAAGTGTATTGAGGGTTACACTTTGACCAAGTGTCATTACTTTTAAGTCTTCAATTGAATCAAGAATATCAATGAACATTTTAATCATATCATACTTGATTGTGTTTTGACCTGTGAAATCAGTTACCTTCACTTCCTTTACCTCCCTTGTGTTAGGAATCATCTTATCCTTGTCCTTATCATAAATGAAGTGCTCTGTAATCTCAACTTCACTATTTCTCTTATTCGGGTCTCCGAATACAAATTCAGAGATTTTATTGATGTCAAAAATTAAATTAGTATCACCCTTCTGCATGTATAAAATTGTTAAAGAAATTATTATCGTCGATTACATCACTCAGATTATCATACGTGAGAAATGCTTTGTCTTTATTTTTTTCATTAAACTCTCTGTTTATGAGGATAATCTTTTTATTTTCTGGTATTTCCTCTTCAAACATCTGGTTGTTTGCTGTAATTACCACGTCACATTCATCCCATACTTCTTTTACATTCTTTGGGAAGAAAACCTTTCTTACTCTTGCTCCGATTTTACTAAGGAAAAAAAATGTTGATTGAATTGATAATGCCTCCTCATTAAGACTGTAAAAAATAATTCTAATATCTTCATCCTCAATATTTGAAACGTTTACAAGCCAATTTGTAATCTTTACTGCTAGTTTCTTCTCAGAAGTTCCAGCACAACCGAATATTTCATAAGGGTAATCAATATATATGAAGTCATTCTTCTCTTTCTTACTTCTGAACTTCATATATTTTCCAATGACATCAACCCTATCATCAATTTCATCAACATCAAGTGATGGGTCGAATTCCTTCTGATAATATTTCAATAGTTGTCTGTTGACATTTCTGACAACGTGATTAAGTTCTACTCCTATTGTAATCATTTTGCTTTTATTAAAAAATAAGTTTTTTTATTTGCTATTCAAGGCTTTTTCAAGACAATTTTTACATATCGGCTGTTGACCGTTTGCTCTCATAATATCAGCATCATAAACTGGCATTTCGCTGCCACATGCAGAACAATATGCTTTTCTTTCACTTTCAATCATTTCTGGTGCGACATCCTTTTTCTCTTTCTTCTGGTATTTCTCATCCATGCTCTTTGAATAGTATTTACTCTCAAGATTAAGTGGTAACCTTATATAACCATCCCAGGAGAATGTAAGAAGATATTCATGTTCATTTTCTTCGAACTTCTTAAATTTACAACCTTCAACAAATGAATAGTTGGTAAAATCCTTTTCATTAGTTGCCTTATATGTTGTGAATGAAATAGTTTTTACTGATGATGCTATCTCATTCCTTGAAATTTCATAATCGTTTTTTACTTGTTTGAGTTTAGCTAACTCATTTATAAATGGCTTAGATTTAGCGTTGTATGGGTCTGGCTGCTTTTCGAAATGCAAAGTAGTGTCCATTACTACTGGATTAGTGGTTTTCCTTACGTCGATATTTACATCAATCATGGTAGCAAACTGTTCAATTTTGAATCTTACTGTTGAATCGTATGTAACCTCAAGTCTGTATTTGTCAACTCCGTAGTCATCAACTCTCTGTAATTCATCTAAAACTGATGTAACCATAAGTCCGTTTTCCTGGGAAAATTTGAATTTTAAACTATCATCTTTTGGAAGAGATTTTCCTTCTTTCTTAACTGCAACGCCATTGCCTAGATATTCATAGTTTTCAGCCTCTCCAGCCACTTTATAATTCCTATACCTTAATTCCTCTACCTCTTGTGTTATTTCGCCTTTTAGAAGGTGCTTAGCAACCCTCTTATCACTAACTTCCTGAGATATGGCTGTATCATTATCAAGTGAATTACCAGCACCAATGATTTCATCACTAGCAGCTTTCATACCAAATGGTAGACCATACCATATGTTAAGGAGATATTTCTTCAGTTTATTCATATTCAATTTCTGTAAGTAACCTATTCTTAAGTTCATTAGTCAATCTGTCCTTTATCGCAAAATACTGTTGCCTTTCATTAATTGTATTCTGCATTTCAAATGGTATTGAATTCAATGGGTCTAAAACATTATCCCCAGTAGCAAGAATATATCCGTCTGTCATCTTGGAATATTCCCTACATATATCAGTTGCAACATTATACAAAGTAAACAACTGTTCCAAACTCATGTCCTTTAATTTCATAGCAAAAATTGTGCCAAACTTATTATTTTAATATATCAATAGGATAATGCTCGCCAAAAAGCTCATTTATAATATTCCTATTAGTGTACCATGTTGGTTTAAGTTTACCAATAGAATTGTGTGCAACCCTTATATTTGTGGTCACACCAATCTTACTCTTTTTATTCTTTGAAAAATAATTTGATAGACAAAAATATATGTCATAAAAATCAAATCCTTCTAAATCAGCACTGAAATTCTCAGGTACTCTATCTTTCTGTATTGCAATAAAGAGTCCATCTATTACAACAACTTCCTGAAGGTCCTTATCAAGAAGAGGTGAGAATGCTGTAAGCCATGAATTTCCTTCGCTTCTGTGTAAGACCTGACCAAATTTCTTGTCATAATTCCACCATGCTGCATTGGCATCAAATTGTGCTGAGCCAGCAACACCGATAATTCCATAATCTTCATGTTCATTGAACAATCTTAGTATTTCTTTACCCCAGTTTTTCCTAAGAAATTCAATATCATCATGAATGAATATCACTACATTCTCATGAATATCAGGTGACTTAAGCATATCAGAATAAATCTTAGAAAGGCTAACACCTTCTGGATTATGTATCGAATATACATGGCAATCGCAACCACAAGTATCCTTAATGTGGTTTATAAATTTCTCGTTATCTTTTTCCTTAGAACAGAAAATTACTCCAATATTTGTCTCCATAACACTTTTTGTTTAAAAAATAAAAAAAAATGGTTAAGAATCAACTCTTAACCATATAATTTTACTTAATACCATATTCTTTTCCTTTCCATTTTATATGAAAGCATGGTTCAAACGCTTCTCCGTTAATTTCACTAATATTACCGAAATTTATAAATGTAGTTCTACTACCAGCATCAAAAGCAACTTTTATCCTGGAATAATCTTTTGATATATCAAGAATAGTACCTTCTCTTTCATTGTTCCAAGACACGAATTTTATCTTATCACCGACTTTCATATTATCAAGATATATGTTTTTTCTCACAAAGCCAGACCATAACCTATGGGCTTTTTCCAATTTATCATCCCATATTGTGTCTGCATTACGAAAATTATAAAGTAATGAATTGAATAGAGTCCAGCCAAATCCATGATTTTTAAAGTGATTGTCAAATACATCACGGAACTTTGCATTAATTTTTTCGTATCTTCCTGTTACTCCCGAATACTTATAAAAATCTACTGCTTCTCTAGAACCAATCTTTATTAACTCTGGCATTATGCCCCTTATTTTGGCATAAGATAAAAATACTTGTAACGGTGTCATTTTAATTCTATTTACCTGTTGAACCAAATCCACCTGCGCCCCTGGCAGTATCGGACAATTCCTCTCTCTGAATAAGCCTAACGTTAGGATAAGCAAATGCAACCATTTGTGCTACTCTATCACCAACTTTATATGGTGCAAATAACATCGGGTTATTCATTGCTTCAGTCCATGCTTTAATACTTTCTTTAGTTGCTTCTTCAACGCTTTTTCCATCTTCGATTGCGTTCCAGAACGATATCATTCTACTCTCAAGTGCAACCTGCCTCAATGAAGTCCTATTTTTGAAACAAAGCATTATTTCGCCTCTATATGTTGCTGAATCGTCAATACCAACGTGATTTGCTAGATATGCCTCTGTTTTTCTATTTGAACTTCTTGGAAATAAAAATATACCATAATGTAAATCTGTTTCAAATGCGAGACCAGTGTGATACACATAAACATCATTATCAGCATCATATTCAACATCTACTGCTGTTAAGTCCATTCCAACATCACCTTCATGTGCATATTTAGGAATTACAGCATCTTCTCTAAGTTTCTTGAATTTGACTTCAAATATAGCTTGACCAATTGCCTCTTTCACAAGAGTAATGAAGTCCTTTCTGTCATCCTCATGTATTGTCTCTCTATCGTTATTTTCCATTATTTTTTCTGATTAATCTGAATATAAGTTAATTCGTTAGCCTGTCTAACGATTGTTGACATAACGCTTGAGTGCCATCTTGACTGGTCATCTGTCAAATCTCTGTCATTAGTTGTCATTGCCTCTGCCTCTTCTGCTGTGAAAGGTATTCCAGCATTCTGGGCTATTATCAGTGAATGAAGTCCAGTTCTAATAGATGGCTGACCACTGTCATACTTGTATACCATCCCACGTTTCTCAACCTCCCATTCATTATCATTAGGAACTAATCTTATAGCCTTTGCTATGTGATGCAATAAGCAAATCTTAACTAATGTATTTTTATCAACCTTTTGACCGTCTGGAAGCAATTCATTAAGTTTTACTGCATATGGTGTAAGAACCTTCAACACAATCTCAATGAGAGAACCTGGATAAGCGTTACCGAAATCATTGATGTTCGAGAAGCTCCCGTTCTTTAATTTCTCACCTATTGTTTCATCAAGAGCTTTTGTATCAATTCCCAACTGTGAAAGCTTTTTCAAAAACAATGCATAATTTTTTTCTCTAATTTCATCTGTAATCATGATAATACCTTTGATTTTAATTGTTTTACATTTAATTTTAAACTCCCGTCCCTTCTGATTAAATGGTCTAGGAAGAAACCACATCTATCAACAGTTGGGTTAATAAAAAACCTGAACTCTCCATCGTTTATGAATGCGTCCTTGTCGTATATATAAAAAATTAACATTTTATACTTTTCGCCACCAACGTACTGGTTAGCCTGATACTCCTTATCAAAGAACTCTTTTCTTATTCCTTTTATGTAATTTCCATCATGACTGAATGTAGATGTATTTTTAACCTGGAAAAATGCTTCAACTCCATTATCATTGAATGTCATCATATCAATGCCATATTTTGTGTCAAGTTCAATTTCATTTTTCCTTGATAAAATTTTATAATCATGAATTTTTTTACCATGTTTCATAAGATTCTCTCTTACAACATCTTCAGCTTTGAATCCAATGAAAGCATCTATAACAAGTCTTCTAAGTAAAATATCAAATAGATTGTTGAAGTTTACATGGTTCATCACCTGATGGCATTTCTTACAATTCTCAATTAGATATTCCTCTGGATATTCTTTAATAAAATCACTGAAGAACTTATCAATAGATTCGTGAGAATAATCATTCCACATCTGATAAGATTTCTTAAATCCATTTGTGGTATATTCCTTTATGTATTTGTTATCGCCATCACGAAGGCAATCTTTAAGTTCCTTGCTGTAGTAGTGCTTAAGTGGTTTTAATTCCATAAAAAAGTTAATTTTTGTCTCTACTTGTGCAAAGATATATAAAAAATATTAAAAAAACAAGTAATATACTAATTTTTTAAAATAGAAAATATTTAATATATATTATATAATATAGGCCATATATTAATACTATTTAATATATTATTATTTAGTAATTATATAATATTTATCAATAAAAACACCAAATGAATAAATTAGATAATATAATTAAAGAATCTATAAACAAAGTTATTGATGAAGTTAGGAAAAGTGCAGATGAGTACTGGGCAAATCTTGAAGGTGGGACAACTGTTACCAGGAGAAAACCAGCATCGTCAGCACCAACTCCAAGACCACGAACTTTAGCGACTTCTTTGTATAATTCAACCACAGTTAATCAAATAGGTAGAACACTAAGAAACACCTGGGATTCTTCTAAATTAAAAGCAATTTGCGGATTTAACAGAAATGCCGTTAGAATATATGGTATAAAAAACGCTGATGCATTATGGGGCTTTTTCAATGATAATGGGCATGACTTGTTCACTCAATATCAAATGAAGTATAATGAATTATCTAAACTTACCAGGGATATTGAACAATGGGCAAGACAGGGTGATATTAATGGAGTTGAATATAGACTTAGAGATTTCCCAAAGCCACTTGAAGAACTTGCTGATATATTAACGAAACTTTTCAATAAGTGTAAAAACCTTAAGAAATTAGCCACAATGAAAGATATACCATTACCAGGTGGTATGAAACCAAGTATTATTAATGGATATTTAACATCAAATGGACTTAATAATTTGGTAATATACAATGGAAGCCAAAAGCAAATTGTATCTATGATAAATAATCTTAGAAAATGTGCTGAATATATAAGGAATAAATGGGGTGATAATCTTGCTCACGGAAAAAATGTTAATAATGTACCTATAGATATGTGATAAACTGGTAAAAATAGAAATTATCAGATATTTATTTAAAAAATATATTCAATATGAAACAAGTAATAAGACTTACAGAATCAGACCTTAAAAATATTGTAGAAGAAACAGTAAAACGTGCTATTAAAGAAGGTGCGGTTAATGAATATGGATGGAAGGATTTCAGAAATGATGCGCTCATGGCTGGTGGTATTGGCGCTGCTGGTGCTGGTGCAATTGCTGGAAACGCATACCTACATGGTGATGACCCAGAAATAAATCCAGAACAACAGGAAATAAATCAGGCTGTTACTGATGAATTTGGTTCGCCACAAGGTAAATTACAAAACGATACTATTGGTTGGGAGGAAGCTAACAAAATGTATCCAAGAGAAAATAGAATTGCACGTGCTGTTACTGAGTCAATAATGCGTTTAATGAATGGAGAACTATAATAATACTTTAAGAAAATAATGGAGATAGAAGCCAGTCTATCTCCATTATTAATTATTTATTCACTATACTCTTATAAAATTCAACTCTTTTCTTACAAATCTCAGCAAGTGAATATCTATCCTTTACAAAGTTATATAGGTTATCCTGTAACTTCTTCAACATATCCCTATCATCTGCAAGCTTATTGATGTATTTAGCCCACTGCTTATGGTTTTTCGATGAATCTACCAGTAGTGCAGTGCCTTCCTCATTAATTTTTCCACCCTTCTCAATCATTGGCACTAGATTGATTGTATAAGCTCCAAAGTTCTGCCCTATGAACGCTGTGTGTGTAAAGCCACATTCTATTTCCTTCAACTCAGACTTAACTCCATTAAATTCATTCTCCTTAAGTGGCGCTACGAGTACATCAACATTCTGATAATGAGTTGCATAGTTGTTAATATCCCTAGTCCACATTCTACGATATGGTTCATTTGTGAATGGGTCATCAACATTAGCCATATACTTCATAAGGAAGTCCTTATGCTCTGGTGATATTGTCTTATAGTTATCAGTGAAAATCCTTTCATAATCACACCAAACACTTTCCTCTGGAAAAATTGGTCTTGTTGTCTTTTCACCAGTCTGCTGATTATAGATTGTTCTATTACCCCTTGTATCGAACCCGCAGAGTACAAACTGTACCTTGTTCAAATTAACTTGTTTTGCAACACCATCCATAAGTTGTAAATCCTTCAAGTGAGAAGAACCACAGATGATGCCAACCCTTAGTCTACCATCACCCTGATTCTTTGAAACTGCGTATTGAGGCTCTTCTGGATTAATGGCATTAGGGAATACCATAACATTCTTGTTTATCTTCTTCAATACATTGGCGAAAATAGGTGTAGTTGTTGTTACATAATCAGCTCTTTTCAGGTGGTTAACTATTGGCTCATGCCATCTTTCTTTCTTTGCTGTAATAGACATTGGATGGTCTTCTCCAAGTTTGAAGTGGTCATCAATATCAATGATTACTGGAATACCAAGAAACTTTATAAGGTCGATAACCCTACATTGACTATCAAGTTGTTTATGTATGTGTATGAGGTCATATTGCTTTAGGAAATCCTCAAGATTGCCTTTTGGCATGTCATAAACAATATCCACGTCAAATTCATCAGCATAATGTTCACCAATGTAAACGTGAGGGTCAACTGACCTAAACTTACCAACTCCTGTCCTGTCGGAAGGAATTACCAACATTTTAATCTTCTTATCCATTTCTAATATATTAAAAATTTTATTATCGTTTTTAGAAAAAATAAAAGATATAAATGTTTAGTAAATAGAAATTATAAAAAAAAGAACGTTATCCGTTAACGTTCTTCTTATTGTTTATATTACCAACTTTTTTCATTGTACATTCGTAGATGTTGCCCTTGCTGTCTAGGAATTTAAATGTTTTTCCAAGAGCTATTGTGTTAATTTCTCCAACTCCAGTATTTTCATTCAATATGTTCTTTTTTAGTGACTGAGAATATTTTCTAACAATATCTTCAACAATAGTCCTAATCATTGGGTAATCTACGCCACCACCGTTACTTGCATAACTTTGTTGTACTGGTGCAGCTTGTTCTCTAATCTGTTGTCTTTGCTGTTTAGGCTCTACATCCATAAGTCCGAACATATCATCAAGAACCGATGAAGTCACTGTTTCTTCACTAACTGGTGGATTCTTACTGAATGATTCTCTGATTATTGACGGAACATTAGCTGCTGCAACACCCATCTTACCAGTAGGAATTCCTTCACTGCTAGTATTTCTTTTAACCCTCATAAGGCTTTCACTGGTGAGATTTGCATCGTCACTCATTAGTGAATTGTTTATATCGTCAGCCCTACCTTCCATAAGCTTGTCTAATGTTCCATTTGCATCCATTTTCATAAGCCTCAGGGAGTTATTTCTTGCTGCTGCAATCCTGGCTTTTCTCTCTTCTGCATTTATTGCCATTTTTTATCTTATTTAGAAATTATTATTGTTTGGTCTATTTAAATATTCATCCCAGTTTTCCTCGTCTTCGTTATCGTTAACGTTTCTTCTAGTATTTACAGGTCCAGAATCGTTTTGTACTGGTGTTACAGGTCTGTTTTGCTGTGTTTGTTGGTCATTTCTTTCAGCAGCCCTTTCAGCTTCAGCTCTATCCCAGTCTCTTAATGCATTACTTCCATTTGAGTTTTTGAAAGCGTCGTAAGCTTTTGAGTAATCAATTTCCCCTGGTTTTCCTAGATTTCTCATTGTTTTCAAGTTTCTACCAGTCTTGACATTTGGAACAACCTGTTTTACAGGACCTTGCTGATTTGTATATAAATCTTCAGATGAGAAACCTTTCTTATCATTTCTATATCTCATTCTTTCCCTTTCAAGTGGAGAAACAAATACATCTTCTTCAGATTGTGGATTCTTCCTGAAATCAACCATCGTTATTAGATGTGCAGCATGCTTATCACCTTCTTTGTTAATATTACTTGGGAGGTCTTCTTCACTGAATTCAGCTTTTAGTATTCTTACGTTCTTCATTTTATTAACAACCATTTCTTTCCATCTTTCAGGTCCTCTTTTTGTATGGTTACTACTATAATGAAAACATCTTAGAGTCAATTCTCCGTTTTGGTTACTTATATAAAGGGCATAAGGTATCAGTCTACGATATGCTCTAGGGTTTCCCCATTTAGGAGAGCCATCAGGGTTTCTTACAGTACCCTTATCACCCTTTCTGTCATCGTAGTTTAAGCTAATAAAACGCCTGAACTTGATAGCGTCTTTGAGTCGTTCAGTAACTGTTGAATAATAGTTTCCAACAGGTTTATTACTTCTCTTGACCATATCTTCGTTCAGGAGTCTATCAAGCACTGAAGATAATGATAGGTCTATATGCCTCATTTTGTCTGTTTAATTACAGATTATTTTGTTGTTTTCTGACCTATCTGCTGACCAACATAATACTGTCCGTCTGCTACGTTTGCGCTTGTATCAACAAGTGTTGGACCGTACTGTATCTCTTTATTGTAAAGTGAAGTAGCCATTGCTCTTTTACGACCACTGATGCCATTTCTACCTTCAATATCATAGTATCCACCACCATTCTCAGAGTCGAAGTTGCTGTAGTTGATGGTTGTTGTTGGTTTTGTACAGTCTGGAAGGAAATGAGTGTGTCCACCGTGTCCAGTACCCTTACCCTGTACATCACCGTCACTTATTGCATCTTGGTGAGTTGCACCGTACTGATTCTCTATGTTATAATCACTACGTGTAATTTCCTGGTGTCTTTCTTCCATACCCCTCTTCTCAAGACAGGTCTGTCCGTTTTCTACTGTTGCCATATTCTCTATAAATTTTAAATATTTTATTTTTCTTATAAATAGTTTTCAGAATAAATTATAATATCATTTAGTTTTTTCAACTGGTTCTGTTAATGTTTTATTATCACCTGGTTGCTGCTCTTTTGGAACACCAGCAACACTTTCTTGCTTTTTTTTGAGTTTTTCTTCTCTCTTTTTCCTTTTTTCCTCTTTCTTAGCGGCAGTTTTTGCTTCTTTTTCCTCTAGTCTTTCTTTCCTTTCCTCAAGCATTTCATCAGCAGTGCTAACTTTAAACTCTGTCTGAACAGCATACTCTGCTAGAACTAGTGGCTTTGAATATTCAATATCATTCTTTCTCCACATATTTTGTCTAAGGTGTTGTGCCCTAAGAGTCATACCAATTTTTTCAAGACAAGTCTGACCAGTTGTAACTCTGCTACTAGTTGTAGATGGTTCTGTAGTACCATTGAATATATCCTGTACAACATTGCCAATATTATCAAGTGTTCTTTCTATTGGATTTCTTGCCATAACTCTATTCTATTTGTCCTTTTATTTTAAGTACCTGTTCCTCAGACAGATATATTTTTTTGCCTTCATCCATCACTTTCTTTGGCTCTACTGATGCTGCAAGTCGTATAGTTCCCTTTGGCATTTCAATCTCTTTTGCTTTTGCTGGCTCAACTTTAGTACCGCCTTTTGCCGTTGGTTTTACTGGTTTAACAGGTTGAACTTGCTTATTTTTTCTTGAAGTAATTTTTAGAACGTTTTTAAATATATCTTCCATTTTCTTTCCAGCAGGAGAGTTTATAATTGTATTTTTTGGAGAATCCCCATATTTGTTTTTTGCATCCTTTATTCTCTGAAGGTTTGTGGAAGCATCTGTTGCTGTTATTTCAGGTGTTGAATTTTTTGAAAGCTCTGGTTGTTTGTCATCGTTTTTTGATGATTTGTCGTTATATTTTTTATCATCAGCACCAAGTTTTTTAATTATACGTGTTCCAGGGATACCCTGTGATAGAAGGGCATCAAATGTAGGAGAATTCTTCACACCTTTGAAGAAGTCTGCATCATATTTAGATATGTGAACCTTGTTGTCCTGGTTCTGAAGTTCAAATATAAGTGCCATTATTTAAATCCTCTACCGTGTATAGTATATAATGTGTCACCTGGAACTTGCTGACGTGGGTCATTAGTTCCAATTCCTCCTGGTGGAAGAGAGTCTTTTACGTTACCGTCTTTTCCATTTATTTTTGCCGTTGTTGTAATTTCATCTTTTGTGTGGAAATCAGATGTAGGTGTCTGGTTTTCATCACCACCACTTCTTACAAAGGAATCAATTTCAAACAGCCTTTTATACTGTGACTCATTTAGCGTAATTATCTTCATATAATTCTCTGGTTTTATTATTAAATAAATATTTATTTATGAGAAATAATGTGACAAGTGTATGGCAAATTTAAAGGTAAATAATTATCATAACCTAAAACTGAGGATTAACAGAGATGAATATTGGGATTTCTTCATTAATAAAGACTCTTTCGGTTTAACAAAACTGAATGGGTTATACGATGATTGCCTTATCTCTTATATAGATATGTGTGATAAAGAATGCACTGATGGCTCAGAGTGGGTTTATAGTAAAAACGCATATAGTTGGGATAAAGCACTTGCAAGTGGGTATACACTTCATAACATAACATACACTGGTGTTGATAATGGTTTATTCTCATTTAGGAAGGATAGAATATCTAATAAAGATTTTGTGAAGATATTCCAGAGTAACAAATATGAAATACCAGAAGGTGATACTAGGCTTAAACTTCACGCTGTAAGTGGGAGTACATTACAATATGAGTACCCTTTAACTATTGAGGAATGCCAAACTAAATTTAATGGTGGCTTTTTCCAGGGTTTTTTCAAGACTGAATGTGATAAGTATCAGGTATTACCATCAAATTTCGAAAGTGGTGATAATATATATTTCGAGTTTAGTCTGAAGAAATGTGACCTTGAGCCTGAGTCAGATAAAACGCTTAATGATAAGTACCCAGAGAATAAGGGTATTTTCTTTTACATTGGAACTAGGTCTGAGAATAAGTGGATTTATGCTTATGACAAAGATGATGTAGATGGTCTTGAGGCTTGCTATGAACTTGGTGTTGATGATTTTGTAGAAGACGGAGAAATTGATAAGAAAGACCATATAATAGGCAACTTCGGTACTCCAGTAATAGACTTCGATGGATATGACCCATTTGAACTTGGTGATTATACGAATTACAGTTACTACAATGATGATTTGTATGCTGATGATTACTGTGATTGGAATGATATGTATGATTACCTTGAGATACCTTCAGAGAAAAAACCAAAAATAATAGACGAAAGTGCATCACATACAGTTCTTACTTGGTGTTGTAATGAAATAGGAGACCCAGATTATATGTTAATGCCGTTCTTTAAAGGATGTGGATGTCCTATATCATATAAAAAGGTAAAGAAGGATAAAGATACATTTGACCCAAATCCACTGAAGATGGGGACTGAATTCGGTGATGATTATATAGTAGATACAAGTGAGTTATTGTCTGTTGATGAGGCTACTGATTATATAGAGGCAGAACTTGATATATCTGATTTTGAATATTATACTGACAATGGGTTTAATCTGTTCGAGGCAAATCAGTATTACTTCTATACTGATAATAAATTCATGATATTTGACAGGACTAAGAAAGGTCATACAATCAAGGATTGGGTTGAAGGAACTCAGATAATGTATTATGGTAGGAGAAGTCAGTTTACAGGAAACTTATTTATCCTTATGAATAGGACAAAGACAGGATATACTGTAAACACTATTGATGAGCTTAGAGACAAGTCTGCTAACAACTATAACCCTTATAATGATATATACAATAATGCTCTTGCGTTCAGGATTACTGATAATGGTGAAATTGGATATAGATTTCTTACAATGGACTGTAGTAAAGAAGGAAGGGATAAGTCAAGTGTTGAAGAAGGATATTCATTCGAGAATGTAATACCTGATTGTGAGTGGGTTACAGTAATGGCAAGGCTTCAGTTCTTTATGGGTAAGATGAAAATCATGTTCTATGTTAACGGTAAACTTGTTTATATTACAAAAGACCTTCCAGAACTTAATATGAAGGCATTACATGAACTTTATGAGAAACAGGAGGGTATACCTTATAATATATCATTAGGTGGTGGAACACAAGGTCTTGCAGAGACAATACAACAGAACTATATGTTGAATCCTACCAGGGTCTATCCTATTGAGAAGAACTTTGCTGGTAGTTTCATAGGGTATATCAAG